CTGACATTGATATAAGTAGGATGATAAGTAAAGCAATAAGGAAAATTGAAAATGAAAATTAAAGATTACACAATAACAATAAGAAATTTAAAATCTATCTTAGAAGATGAGTTAAATGATAATACAACACATCCTTACAAAAATTCTATTGATAGTTTTGAACGAGGAGTGTTAGCAGGAAGATTAGAATTAGCATATAATCTTTTACAGATAATTAAACAAGGAGAAAGTAATGAGTCGATATAAAGATTACCTTATGGAAAAAGAAGAAAATTTAGATAGTGAGATTATTAAATTAAATGCCAAAATAAATTCTGCTCAATCTATCATTGATAGGTCTAATGATACTTGGGTTATAAGATATTGGGTTGGAGTTAGAGATAGTCTTACTGAAAGACAACAAGAATTAACTGACCAGAAAACTGGAATTAGTTATTGATATTCCCTAGATAATAGTTTAGGGTGGTTTAGTCATTCATTGTGACTTTCCTTTGTTGCACCTACTGGCAATATGTTGGTAGGTGCTTTTTAATATGAGGAGTTATGGAAAAGAATTTATGGCAGCAACTTAACACGATTCAAAAGCAGTTTGACAACTGGCATTTAACTAGAATTGAAAGTACGACAATCAACGGAATCCCTGATGTTCATTGTTGTTGTAATGGAGTTAGTTTCTTTTTAGAATTGAAGGCGAACAATGATAAGAATTATGGCTTATCTAAATATCAAATTATATGGCAACTAGATTATATGAAAGCTGGTGGTAAAGTATTTAACTTAGTTTTCGCCCTCTCGCAGAGAGAGCTCAAACTTGTGAGATTAGTTCCTGATTTGTTCTGGTTTCGTTCTGATTCTGTTCCACACAAAGATAGGTACGAGGTTCTTGCTACAAAAAAATATAACCAAGATAATCTGCGTGAAATAATTAAGTTGGTGAGTGATTCGTTTTAGTTGGTTCGCATAACATACATTATGTTAAATTAGCTACTTTGTTCTCGGTTTGTACTCATACGGTTAGTAAAGAAGGCTCATAGTAATTTTGCAACTGGTCAAGCATTTTTTTTATTTTTTTTAGGGTCGACAAAATTTATGTTACTGCATATGCGTGTATAGGTTGAGTTGGATACATATATATAAGAACTAAACATATCGATTTTTTTATGCTATAAAGTTGCTATGAGCAATGTTGAACATTTGACCACAGACAGACTTCGATTACAAGTAGAAAAATTACACATAGAACATATTAAGTTATGCCAAGATAATTTTTTGTATTTTGTTCAGGAGATGTGGCAAGATTTTATTTGTAGAAAAGAAAAAAACAAAAACAAGTGGGGACACCATCAAATCATAGCTAATGAATTTTCACATATAGCAAACGAAAGAAAAGGAAGGCTCATAATAAATATGCCTCCTAGACATACGAAATCAGAATTTGCATCTGTGTATTTTCCAGCATGGATAATTGGTAAGTACCCAAAATTAAAAATTATGCAAGTATCACATAACACAGAACTTGCAGTTCGTTTTGGAAGTAAGGTTCGTAACATAATTGATTCTCAAGAGTACAAACAAATTTTTGGAGACTGCGTGAGGACTCCAAAGCAAAAGGAAGATGGGAAACTAATCATGGTGGAGAATATTATGCAGCTGGTGTAGGAGCATCGATTACTGGTCGTGGTGCAGATTTATTAATTATTGATGACCCACATACAGAACAAGATTCTATGTCGGACTTGGCAATGGAACGAGCATATGAATGGTACACCTCAGGACCTCGACAGAGATTACAACCAGGTGGTTCAATCTTATTAGTTATGACACGATGGGCAGAAGATGATTTAACTGGTAGATTATTGAAGGCTCAAACAGAACCGAAAGCAGATAAGTGGAAAACGATTTCTTTCCCAGCAATACTCCCAGATGGTAAACCAGTTTGGTCTGAATATTGGGAGTTATCAGAATTAGAAAAAATAAAAGCATCGTTACCTATTCGTAATTGGTCAGCTCAGTATATGCAAGAACCTACATCAGAAGAAGGTGCGATTTTAAAAAGAGAGTGGTGGAAACCTTGGAAGGAAGAACATATACCTAATTTAATTCATGTTATACAAAGTTACGACACAGCTTTTAGTAAAAAAGAAACTGCCGATTATTCAGCGATTACAACTTGGGGAGTTTTTTATCCTGACGAAGTTACACCTAATTTAATTTTATTAGATGCTATGCGTGGTAAATATGACTTTCCTGAATTGAAAGCTGTCGCTATGCAACACTATAAATATTGGCAACCTGAAACAATTATTGTGGAACAGAAAGCCAGTGGTGAACCACTAACACAAGAATTTCGTAGAATGGGTATACCAGTTATTCCTTTCATACCTAGTAAAGGAAATGATAAACATACCAGAGTAAACTCCGTTGCACCTTTATTTGAAAGTGGTGCTATTTGGTTTCCGTACGGAGAAAGTTTTGCAGATGAAGTAATTGAGGAGTGTGCAGCCTTTCCACATGGTTCTCACGATGACTATGTAGATAGCACGACCCAAGCCTTACTACGATATAGACAAGGGAACTTTGTTGAACTATACTCTGATTATGTGGACAATGATGATTTGCCACCAAAACACTATAACTATTATTGAGGAAAGTTATGTTCAAGAAGATAAAAAAATTATATAAAAAAATAAAAAAAAGATTATTTGGCAAACTTTGTCAATGTGGGGACAAATGACTTTAAAAGAAAGATTATTAGAACAAGAGAGAAGGATTAAGAAAGGTCCTATCAAAAAAAAGAAAAGTAAAATTACTTCTAGTTACACAACTAAAGATGATGATGTAATTAAAGCAAAAAAAGATAAAAAAACTTTTGGAGAGAGATTAGATAAATTTTCACAAATTACTGGGATTAATCCATTTAGTTATTTTACAGACACTCCAACCACTCCAGATTTAGATGCACCTGATTTAGCTAGTGAAGTTCGTAGTCGAGTAGAACAACAAAAAGCAAGAATAGCTTCCTCACCAAAAATGTACCCTTTTTATTTTGAAAGAGCTAAACAAGGAAAATTTGTAAAAGCTAAATGTAAATTAGGAAAAAATAAAAAAACTAAATTATTATGATAGAAGAAGAAAATAAAACTGAGGTTGAAGAAACCAAAACTTCTGAACCTACAGAGGAAGAAGAAGTTCAAGTTGAAGTAACTGATAAAGCAGAGATGCAAGAACAAGTAGAAGAGTTAGCTGAACAAGTAAAAGAGTTTCACTCTAACCTTGCTGAGGATATGGATGAACGCATACTTGCTAAAATATCTTCTGACTTACTTGCTGATTATAAACGAGATAAAGAGTCTAGAAGTGATTGGGAAAAGTCGTATACTTCTGGATTAGATTTACTTGGTTTTAAATATGATAATGAAAGCAGACCGTTCCAAGGTGCGAGTTCCGTTACGCATCCACTACTAGCCGAGTCTGTTACACAATTTCAAGCACAAGCCTATAAAGAATTAATACCGTCAGACGGACCTGTCCGTACACAAGTAGTGGGAGATGTGACAAGGGAGAAGGAACAACAAGCTCAAAGAGTAAAAGAGTTTATGAATTATATGTTAATGGAAGTTATGGAAGAATACACTCCAGACTTTGACCAACTATTATTTTATTTACCGTTAGCTGGTTCAGCATTTAAAAAAATATATTACGATGAAGTAATGCAAAGAGCAGTATCGAAGTTTATTCCTGCTGAAGATTTAATCGTTCCGTATTATGCAACAGACTTAAAAGACTGTGAACGAATCACGCACCTAATTAAAATGAACGAGAACGATGTATTAAAAAAACAGCGAACTGGATTTTATAGAGATGTAGAAATTATTCCTTCACGAATAGATGAAGATAAGGTTCAGGAAAAATATGATTCTATGGATGGAGTATCTCCAACTGGAGAAAAAGAATATCAGTTTAATATATTAGAAATGCATATTGATTTAGATTTAGATGAGTATGCGATTGAGGATGCAGAGAAAAATGTAAAAGTTCCGTATATCGTGACCATTGATGAAGGTTCACAAGAAGTATTATCCATATATCGTAACTATGAAATGAACGACCCATTGTTTCAAAGAAAAGAATACTTTGTACATTACAAGTTTTTACCTGGTCTTGGGTTCTATGGCTTTGGTTTAATACATATGATTGGTGGATTATCAAAAACTGCGACTGCTGCATTGAGACAATTGCTAGATGCTGGGACATTAAGTAACTTACCTGCTGGATTCAAGTCTCGTGGACTACGAATCAGGGATGACGAACAACCATTTCAGCCTGGTGAGTTCCGAGATGTAGATGCACCTGGTGGTAATATTAAAGACCAATTCCAAATTTTGCCATTTAAAGAGCCAAGTTCGGTACTTTTTTCATTGCTAGGCTTTGTTGTACAAGCTGGACAGAGATTTGCAGCCATTACAGACAATGCAATAGGCAATGATGCACAAAATAGAGCTGTCGGAACAACAATTGCACTCTTGGAACGAGGCTCACGAGTGATGAGTGCCATACATAAACGATGTTACTATGCAATGAGACAAGAATTTAGGCTTTTGTCGAATGTTTTTGGCACATATTTACCTCCAATCTATCCATATGCTGTATATGGTGGCAATCGATTGATAAAATTAGCTGATTTTTCACCAGAAGTAGATGTAATTCCAATTGCAGACCCAAATATCTTCTCAATGGCT